ATATTTGAATTTCTTTTGCAACCCTGTCTAAACGTTCATGATTATTCTGAAAGCCAGAATTCATATTGTTATTGATTGCATGTAAATTATCGTTTATCTGATTAAGCGCTGGGAGAACGTCAGGCGCATCTGTGTTATCAGTTGGGTCTGGCTCTGGACTTGGGTCAGGGTCAGGTGTTTTGTCTGGGTCAGTCGGGTCTGGGTCAGTCGGGTCTGGGTCAGTTGGGTCTGGGTCAGTTGGGTCTGGGTCAGTTGGGTCTGGGTCAGTTGGGTCTGGGTCAGTTGGGTCTGGGTCAGTTGGGTCTGGGTCAGTCGGATTACAAGCAACAGGTTCTTGAGAGCCATAAGAAACTGGCATGTAATAACCACCATTTGAATCGGTTTGAATAGAGCATTGAGAACCATCTGGGTTATTAAAACAGATAGTTTGTTGCTGGCCTGTACCAAACATAAAAGGGTCGTTATCTGTTGGTGCCGGACAATCAGGGTCTAAATCAGGGTCAGGCAAAACAGAAGATTTGACACAAACGAAGCCCGGCTCTGAAAGAGAATAAGGATAAACGCTATCATATTCAGGTGCGTGGTCTGGTGGGCAAGAATAAACATATTCTTCTCCATTTATTCTAGCAGTTCCATAATAAAAACCAGAAGGGGGATTACCATTAGGGTTGTAGTGTGAACACTCGAATTTAACTGATTGACCTTCCAAACTACCGACACATTTAGCGTCTGGTTGTGACATTTGCCAACCATATTTTTTTTCGGCTTGAGGTTGTAAAACTTCAATACACATCTCAAGGGACGCATTAATTCCTTTGAATGTATAGGATGTAGTCATGTGACAGTAAACTTCTTTCCATAACTCACCTTTAGGATGCCTAAAATCCTCGGGTAATGTTTCATTCGAGTAAGAATTAGGAACAAAAAAAGCGCTTGTAAGCGCCAATATAAATATTAGTAATCGCATAGTCGCGCCTTTTTAGAGTTGGGAAAGGTGGAGACTGGCTCCACCGATTTAGGAGAGGTTAACCCCCGTTAGCACCTTTAGAGATAAAGCGGCCAACAAGAGAGAAACCAATTGATGATGCTAGCGAAACAGCAAGAACTGCGAAACCAGCACCGACTGCGGTTGATACATCACCCAATACTTCGGTTTGAATCGCTGTAACTTGAGTCGCATCTAATGCAGCATGAGCGCTAGAGCTAAGAGCAGCACCAGCAGTAACGAAAGTTGCTATCACAGCAGCTTTTAATTTTTTCATAGGAATATTCCTTTTAACGATTAATGTGTACGTGACGCTTTTTTAAATATTTCGGCCACGAAGTGAAAAACTTTGCCAGCCCCAAAACCTGAGAACCAACAAAGAACGGCTAACCCAATAACCTTTGCAAGTACTGGGTCAATACTACTAACGGTTTCCACTGATAAACCCCGCATAAAATGAACCTAAGTAAATGGCCGTCACCAGTAGTGATTGGTAATCCATAAAGAGCTCCTTAAATATTGGAATTAACTGTGGCATACCGAAAATTACTTATGCTTACTTTCAGTTGGTAGACTGTGTAAGCGGAAACCTTTCCAGTCCATTTGGCGGGCAACGTTCGCACCTTCGTAATACTCGATATTGAGTAAGACAGGTTTTAAACCCCAACCATTCGGGTCTGATTGCATTTGTTCTAATAGCTTGTATGTGCCGTCTGCGTATTGGTCAGCAGAGACTTTTACAGACAGAATTTGTGCAGGGTTCTTCGTATGAAGCTTAAATTCAGCGGTTGTTGGAAGTGATACACCTTTATCGTCGGTGCGATTGATTGGTGCTAAATCCGTGATTGCGCCTTCAATATTCATAGCTAGTTTCCTTAATGAGTGGTCGATAAATTAAAAGTTACAGTTAATGACACAAGTCCAAGCTCGCGATTTCATCGCTCATAATGTTGCCTGCAAGTGCCTCGTAATCCATGAACAAACACATGTTTTGATAGTCCTCTAAAACACATGATTCTAAGAATTGCATTTCTTCTTTGGTCGGCTCGAATAAGCGGCCATCGTCATGCCAACCTTGAATCTGCTCTGATACGCCTATCATGATTTTGCGCTGAGCCTTAATGTCAGTTTCAGTCAAAATCTGTGACGTACCACGGCGAGTGATAACAACAACGGCATCCCATGCAACACCCAAAATGCGGTTTGCTGGTTGGTCGCCATATTTGGTGGCAAAGTAGGGCGACTGGGTTTCGCTTCGGCTAATCTCGCCTGTAATTTGGTCAACAATGTCAGGTATCTGATAATGCAGTCTAAGCGTTTGGTCTTTACGCTTAACTTGTACGCCGCCCATTGCTAAACAAAACGCTTTCCAGTCAGATGAATCAGCGGCTTGACGAACCTTTTCTAAGGCATATTTTGATACGGTATCTAGTGTGGTTTTCATTGCGTTTGCAACCTCGCATTTGCCTTGTTCGCCTTGGCCTAGTCGTCTAAGTTCACGCCATAAACTGACAGATGGACCACCGATTTGTTGAAAGCGTCTAATGTTAAAAGTGCTTGCCCATGTTGATGCACGTTCGGCGGCATCAGCAGGGAGTACGTTCATTTCACCTGCTTGAGAGCAAGTGACTTTATCAATGCAATCACCAGTAACAGCTTTGGTAATGTATTTAGCAATGTAACCAGCCGCAGAGCCTTTGTTTTTATTTATGGCTATTGCTTTAAAGCGGGTTGATGTTGTTTTAAATTCGTCGGGTGTATCTTGAGTGCAAAGCTTGCGTAATATGCTACGAACCTGTTTTGCTTCACCTTTTTCCATGAATAAAAGCATGTGCCAGTGTGGGCAACCGTCATGATGTGGCTCTACAACTCTAAAACCGTATGGTCTTAAATCTTGCTTAGCGAATAGGGCGCGGGCACGTTTCCAAATATCGTTAAAATATTCTTGTGCATCTTGAGGGGTTGAACCGTTATATTTTTTGTTGGGTATGCCTGTATGGTGTACTGAATGAAAACGACTCGGCGCTGATAAAGTATAAAACTCACCACGATGGCCATGCATGTCGGCCAGTTCTTCGAAACCACGAATACGAACCATGAGTTCGGCGGCTTGTTGTTTACCCGATGTATGCGAACGTTCAATGATTGATTGTAATGTTTCAAATTCTTCAAATGGATTTGATTCATTAGGAACAACAAATAAATCAGACATGATTTGTTCTGATTTACGTTTTCTATCACGGCGGTTTTGGATGGTTGGTTGTGAGACATACGCACTCGCTTTTTTGTGAACGAGTCTTAAATCACGGGCTAATTGTTCGATGGTTACAGCTTGGATTTTGCGTAATTTTCTACGCCACCAAATAGGGTCTGCAAAACGGTTAAGTGCTCCAACTAATGATGTTGCTGAAAGGGCTGAACAGTATGGTGAAACCAGAACCGGTGCATCAATCGTAAATGAATTTGCTAGTTCTTCTAACTGTGCAAATACTTGCAAGTTATGACCATTTTTAGCGATTTTAAGCTCGCAATAGCGAGCTTTTTGCTCTGCAATATCGCAAAGCTCATCGTCAGAAACCGATAAATTGATGTGTCCGAACTTCACATTACCCAGTTTTAAAGCTTCATCTGCATGCTTTAAACGGGCGTTTGCATCGGCTAAATTGCCGAATTTTTCAGCTAAAAAGTAACCCGTACTAAGCATGTGAGCAAGGTTAGAATGACGTTCAAATATACGATTTCGCCACGTTTGATAGTCGAAAAAACGTTCTTTCATTGGCTTCGATAAGTTCTCGAAAACGTCTTTTGCCGTGTTTGCTGGGTGCAAGTTGGCCGTTAAATTCATTGCTGCATTTAACGGGAAAACTTTTGCGTATTGGTTAGATGATAGTGCAGGCATTATTTTTCACCTCGATTTTCAGAGGTAGAAGTGTATTTCACAAATAATCGTAGTGACTGGAAAGCAAGTTCAAAGAGAAGACAGATAATTATTGCAATACCAGTAAGCAAATTAAGGGATGCAGATTCAAGAGTATCAATCTTTGAAGTGAGTGAATATATTAGAAACAGGCCAAGATATGGGACTAATCTATAAATAAACATGGTCTAATCCTCACTATCCATATAAGAATTTTTAAGTGATGCGTTAATAGCTGACAGAGCGCTGAAAATTACGAGTAAGTACAAGATGAAAAAAATCATCATTGTTACTGGGTCAGGAATATCGATTGAGAATGTATTGAGTAAATATTGAGATAAAGATTGGTTTAACTCATGTAATTTAGTGAAACTCATATCCGTATTCCTTGTTAAGAATTGCCATTCTGTCAATATTGAAAGATTTTAGTGCCTTCAAAATAATTCTGTCAAGCATGAAAGAATGTGGCTTAGGTTTTTATTACTAAAAAATGAATGGTTTTCCGAGATAGAATGTTAAGTATGGTATTGTTTAGATTAGATATTTACTGAGAAGAAATTAAATAAAAATAAATGAAGTTTTTTTACTCAGAATTGAGTTGTAGTAATGAATTACTGGTTAAAAAGACCAATAAAAACTAAAATAGGTCTAGCGGAGGATTTAACATGACATTTAGCTCAGAATTTTTAGAAAAGTACAAAACGTTCAAGAATATTGATAGATATAATGATCTTGCTGTCTATTTTCCAGAACTAAACTCAGGCAATATTTCTAGTATTAAAAACGGAAAACGTTCTTTAACTGCTAACCAAGTAATTGCTATGGCAGAAGAAATGGGAGTTGATTGGAAAGAAGCTCTTATAAGTTTATCTATCGAAAAAACAAAGGATAAAGAGCTAAAAGATCGTTGGTCTGAAATAAAAAAGAAAATAACTGCGGCATGTGTGGCGGTAGCAATGACAATTGCGAGTGCAGCAGTTATGACTAATACAGTCCCGCCTTTGCGGTATCGTAGATAACCCATAAATTACG